TGGCACAAAGGGCATGGGCATGAAGTCGATTGACATTTGCTCATGTTATGCCTGTATGAACTGCCACGACATCATCGATGGCAGAAAGCGCGGCGAGTGGGATTACAGGGACATCGTGCGAGCGATGGCGGAAACTCTGATGCGGTTTATAGAGAAAGGACTAATCACAATCAAAGGGTCGAAGTGATGGAAATCTGGGCTGATGTTCCCGGCTACGAAGAGTTCTTGATGGCTTCCACTTATGGTCGCGTCAAATCAAAAGAGCGCACCATCGTCAAGCGCACAAAGTATGGCGGAACGATGGTGCAAGTCTATCCAGAGAAGCTGTTGAAGCCAGACATTAGCAAGGGTTACGAGCGCTACCATTTTGGTTTCGCGGGGAAAAAGGTAAAGCTATTTGGTCATCACGCCGTATTGCTGGCATTCATTGGGCAAAGACCAGAAGGCTCGGTCGGCTGTCACAACAACGGCAACACGAGAGACAACAGACCAGAAAACCTAAGATGGGATTCTCAGTACGAAAACAATCAAGACAGGGTTCGTCACGGAACGTACAAGTCAGGCGCGGATCATCCAATGGCCAAATACAGCGACGACATTGTCATCAAGATTAGGGCCGGCGAGGTTGCTTTTAAGCAGGCCAATCAGGAAACAGGCATTTCGTGCACCCAGTTCTACAGAATCAAGAACGGCATCAGGAAGCACGGCAAGCAGGAACAGCTGCTGGCTGAGTGCATCGATTTACTAAGCGAGGAAGCAATGGCGTGAAAATGACCCAGCAGCAATACGACGACATCCAGAAGAAGCGCAAGACCTCTGGATTTTTTGCGGCAGCGAAACCAGCGCCGAAGCCGGCAACAGCGAAGACCAGCATGCAGGCGCTAGGTCGCCTCAAGACCGGCGAGAAGAACAACACCGAGGAGGCCTACGGTGAACACCTTGAATGGCTGAAGCACACCGGCAAGGTCGTCTGGTACAAGTTCGAGGGCATGAAGTTCCGGCTCGCTGACAACACGTTCTACACGCCTGACTACATTGTGATGCTTAGCACCGGCCAGCTCGAAGCGCACGAAGTGAAAGGTCACTGGCAAGACGACGCTCGCGTCAAGATCAAAATCGCTGCCGATCTGTACCCGCTGAAGTTCGTCGCCATCAAGAAAAAAACCAAGAAGCAAGGCGGCGGCTGGCAGGTGGAGGAGTTCTGATGGCTAGATTCTGCCTGAACGTTGACAAGCACCGCGACCAGATACTGACCAACCTGCACGCCTTCCTGGATAAGCTGCCGATCGATAAACCCTGGTGCATCGAGATCGAGCCGCTACGCAAAGAGCGCACGATCAAACAGAACAAGGCGCTGTTCGGTTTGGCCTATGTTGAGCTCGAGGAACAAACCGGCAGCGACAAGAACGATCTGCACTGGGCTTTTTGCGGTGAGTTCTTCGGCTGGGTAGATGTCAACGTCATGGGCAAGACCAAGAGAATGCCCGCTCGGACAACGACAACCGGATACGACGGCAAGCACGATGTTGTGCCGACCGAGATCTTTGCGAAGTTCTACGACTTTATTCAGCGGCGAGCTGCAGAGAATGGATTCTATGTCAGCGACCCAGATCCGATGTGGCGAATAAACAGGGCAGAAGAGCATCCGGTAAACCATTGACAATAAAAGGATATGTGTTAATTTTTGATACTGTAAAAGGTGGGCTGGAAACAACATGGCAAACAGGCTTGACGAAATAGCGGCCATGATAGGCCGGCAGAACTTGATCGTGCTGGCACGTCGATATGGTGGGCGGGAAGTATCAGTGCCCACTGTCGAATCGATCACCGAGAAACACCCTCTGGTATTCCACATCGGCCTTGAACCGGCAAAAGCTCTTGCAAGAGCCTATGGTGGCGAAGCCATCCCGATGCCGCCAGAAGTCAGCATCCTGCTCGCATCGCGTAATGAGGAAATCGTGCGCAGGTTCGTCGAGGCAGAAGAATCAATCCGCTCCCTGGCTCTGGACTTTGGTCTTGATCGAGCCATGATTCAGAAGATCGTCGACAAGGCTGGCCACCGAGACCTGCGAATTAGTCGCAGTGTGACTTACACCTGAGACCGTGGCATAAAGCCAACGTCAATTGCGGGGTAGAGCAGAGGTAGCTCGCCGGTCTCATACGCCGGAGGTCGCTGGTTCGAATCCAGCTCTCGCTACCAATTCAACGAGGCTTGCGCCATGAAGATCACCAGCTGTTAGAGGTTTTTGTGCATCCAATGATTACAACACTGGGCGGCAGGCGTTACGTGATGGCAATGGGTTGCGGCATAGCCTGTACTGCGCTTGTGTGGTTTGGCAAGATTAGTGACGGCATCTTCGCCACGATTGTTCTCGGCACGGTTGGAGCCTACATCACAGGAAACCTTGCACAGCGCGCGATGGACAAATCTAAGCCAGAGGCTGACGCATGAACATCATTCCATCGCTTCCCATCATCCCGCTGCCTTACCGCATACTGATTGCGATAGCTGTTCTGGCAGCTGTATACGCGCTGGGCAACTATCACGGCGCCAACCGTGTGCAGACATCGTGGGATCTGGAGAAAGCCCAGCAAGCCGAAGCAGCTGCAAACACCGCCACCGAACAAGCAAACGCAACCGTGAAGGTTGTCACTGAGTTCGTGGATCGCGTTCAAGTCGTGCGCGAGAAGGGCAAGACCATCATCAAAGAGGTTCCAGTCTATGTACCGTCTACTGATTCTTGCGATCTGTCTGGTGGTTTCCGGGTGCTCCATGATGCAGCCGCAGCCAATACCCTGCCCGACAGCACCAGAGTTGCTGATGCGCCAGCCGCCAACGCTCAAACCGTTGCCGCTACCGTAGCCGAAAACTACAACACCTGCCACGGAATCCGAGAGCAGCTGATCGGCTTGCAAGCCTGGGCAGCCGCACAGGGGGCGATTCGATGACCCCAGACAGACTATCGGCCGCGCTTGAGCTATCAGCCAGGCTTTGCAAAGAGTTCGAGGGTTTTGAAAGCCATCCTTACAAATGCCCGGCTGGTGTATGGACTATCGGCTACGGCACGACCCGCTACCCAGATGGCCGCAAGGTAAACCCAACCGATGCTCCGGTGACAGAGCAGCAAGCCACCGACATGCTGAAAACCATGCTCAAAGGGTTTCAGGCCAGCGTTTTGCAATACTGCCCGGCCATCAATTCGGTTGAGTTACTGGCAGCCTGTACCGATCTGGCCTACAACATCGGCAGCAATGCTTTTGGTTCGTCTACTCTGCGCAAAGTGATAAACGATGGCGGGGACGCTATTGCTATTGCAGAGCAGTTTCGGCGATGGAATAAGGGAGGCGGGAAGGTTCTCGCGGGTTTGGTCAGAAGGCGAGAGGCCGCGATCGAGCTATTTTCCAGCAAGACGCTGCAAGCGTAAGGAGACCTATGTGGCTTGTGATGAATGCCCAAACAACGGACTGGCTGAAAGGGTGACGGCTGTGGAGCATGACACGATCCGATTCGCGTCAGCTCTCGAAGGCATTAAGGCCAACACCGACGAACTGGTCGTATTCGCGCGCCAGCAGGTGCGGCTCGAGGAACGCCAGATCAGTCAGGGCCAAGCCATCGAGCGTGCATTCAAGGCCATCGAGGACATGGGCAACAAGCTTGACGTTCGCATCAAGTCACTGGAAGCCAATGCACCGACAAACAACCTCGCCAGCAAGTGGGTGTTCGGTGCGGTAGTCTTCATCCTCGCCGGCGTCGGGTCATTTATTGGTGGTAAGTTGTAACATGGCAAAACCATATCGCGGCACCATTGACCAATGAGATGCATCACTGTTTAATGCTCCAAGCATAGAAGCCGGAGCGTAATACCGCATGACTATCGAGAACCGCATTGTCGGACACGGAACAGAAAAACCAGAAGACCTCCTTGCCAACCCCCACAACTGGCGAATCCATCCAGAACACCAGCAAAAGCCGCTCGAAGCCATCCTGAACGATGTCGGCTTTGTGCAAGCTGTCATTGTCAACCGCACAACAGGCCACCTGATCGACGGTCACGCCAGGGTGATGATCGCCATGCGTAACGGCGAAGAATCTGTCCCGGTCGATTACGTCGAGCTGACCGAAGAAGAAGAGCTGCTGGCACTGGCAACGCTCGACCCAATCAGCAACATGGCAAACGAGAACGGGTTTTTGTTCGCCCAGTTACTGGAGCACGCCAATACGGGCGATGCTGATTTGATGTCGTACCTCGAAGAAGTCGCTGAACGTGTCGGGGCTATCGAAGAAGACAAGATCAGCAAAGAAAAAACCGGGTCAACCGAGTACGGAGAGGAAGACTTTGATGACTTCGACCACCAGTGCCCAGATTGCGGGTTCAAGTTCTCATGAAGCCATCGCTGTTTGTTGGTCCTTGGAACATTGCATCGCTAGATAAGATCGAAAAAAACGGCCTGAAGGTTTTCTCGTGCTTCCACTGCGGCGGCGGCTCGACAATGGGCTACAAGCTGGCAGGGTACGAGATGCTGGGCGGTGTTGACATCGACAAGGACATGATGTCGGTCTACCGCGCCAATCATAAGCCAAAGCACTCATACCTGATGGGGGTGCAGGAGTTCAAAGACCAGCCAAACATCCCGCAGGAACTTTACAAGCTCGACATTCTGGATGGATCGCCGCCATGTTCCGCATTCTCGACCGCTGGTTCACGCGACAAGAAATGGGGTGTCGAGACACACTTCCGCGAAGGCCAGCAAGTACAGCGCCTAGACGACCTGTTCTTCCACTTCATTGACATTGCCAAGAAGCTGCAGCCAAAGGTTGTGGTTGCCGAGAACGTGCGCGGCCTGATCATCGGCAAGGCGAAGGGCTACGTCGCTGAGATCTTCCAGGCATTCCGTGATGCCGGATACAGGCCACAGCTATTCCTACTCAATGCCTCCCGCATGGGTGTGCCACAAGCAAGAGAGCGGACGTTTTTCATTGCAACCCGCGAAGACCTCAACGCCCCGCCAGTGAAGCTGGAGTTCATCGAGCAGATCATCACTTCAAGCCAGGCCTTTGATGGCGTCACTCATGAGGACGAAAGACCTGCAGGTCCTGGCGTGATGAAGTATCTGGTGAGAACACCGCCAGGAGGCTGTCTTGCTGACTCAAACCCAAAAGGCAGCATGTTCAACCTCGTGCGGCTACATCCAGATAAACCAGCACCAACATTGACCGCATCCTGCCAGCTATACCACAGCACAGAGAACCGCAAGATCACGCAGGCCGAAGCCATCCGGCTGCAGACCTTTCCGGACGATTACAACCGGCTTGAAGAAGACATGCGGTATGTCTGCGGCATGAGCGTCCCGCCATTCATGATGCAGCGGGTCGCCCTAGAGATCGGGCGGCAGGTCTTCGGCATCGAATACGACCACACACGGAGAACGCTGGCATGAAGAACCGCATAACCAGAACAGCAGAGGTTAAAGCTTCCACATTGACCGCCAACCCATTGAACTGGCGAGACCACCCCATCGCACAAGCCAAGGCGTTAAACGCTGCTCTGGATGCACTGGGGTGGGTTAAACGCGTCATCGTCAACGAACGCACCGGCAGAATCATCGACGGCCACCTGCGGGTCGAAGAAGCCGTCAAGGTAGACGCCTCGGTGCCTGTCGTGTATGTCGACCTGTCAGAACGGGAAGAAGCCTTGGTTCTGGCTGTGCTGGATCCACTGGCAGCGGACGCTGGTACCGACACCATCAAGCTGCGTGAACTGATCGATTCACTCCGGTATAGCGGCGAGCTAGACGATGCAATGGATGACCTTCTGGCTGAAGTTGAACGTCAAGGCGGCATACTTGGAGCGGAAACTCCACCAGACAAGCAGCCACCTATGGCAGAAAACTGCACATGCCCACGTTGTGGTAGTTCATTTATGGATTGAAAACGGCACATTTATGCGTTTTACTGGCTAAAAGTGAATAGCAATGGTGTGAATAATGGCAGGCGACAAACGAACAAAGGCGCAAAAGCTCAAGGACCGGCAGAAGATCGCCCGGCTTAGGCTATTCGGCAAAACACAACAGCAGATCGCCCAAGATCTAGGGCTCAGTCAGCCAACCGTTGCCCGTGATCTGAAGGTCATTGAAGCCGAGTGGCAGGAAAGCGCCAAGGCAGACATCGATTCCATCAAGACGCGCGAACTTGCAAAGCTCGACTTCATGGAGGCCGAGGTTATTGCTGAGTGGGAACAAAGCAAGAAGGACTACCAGAAAAAGGTAGTCGAAGAACAACCAGGCACAAAGAAAACAGCAGAAGGCGGCACCATAGCAAGCAGGAAAGCCAAGATCGAGTCAGGTGGTCAAACTGGCGACCCGCGCTACATGACTGTGTTGCTCGGCATCCAGGATCGACGCGCCAAGCTGCTCGGCACCGACAAGCCCCTCAAAGTGTCCCCGACTGATCCAGATGGCAACGAACTACCCCCGGGGCCGGTCATCGTGGCCTTGCCCGCCCAGCTTGGTGCAGAGGCATGGGCGCTAGCCTTCAGCAAACCAGCGACCTGATCGATCAGGTAGGCGGCGGCAGACAGCCGCTCAGTGAAGCCGTCCGGCTGATCAAAAACGAGGGCACGATTGTCGCCTTCGCTCCACAGCCTGGTCCACAGACTGCGCTGCTCTCATGTGGTATCGGCGACATTCTGTTCGGTGGTGCGCGTGGCGGTGGCAAAACCTACGCCCTGCTCGGTGACTTCCTGCAGCATGCAACCCTCTACGGCAAAGGCGCAAAAGGCGTCCTGTTCCGACGCACCTATGACGAACTCGACGAGGTCAAGGCTCAGGCGCAGGACATCTACGGGCCACTCGGCTGGAAGTTCAACGGATCGAAGAACGTCTGGCACTCCCCAAGCGGCGCACAATTGAAGCTCCGATACCTGAAGCGTGATGCTGATGCTGAACGCTACCAGGGGCATCAGTACACATGGATGGGCATAGACGAGGCTGGCAACTTCCCCGACCCGGCGCCGATCGACAAACTGAAGGCGACGCTCCGGTCAAAGCTCGGCGTGCCTACCTTCCTGCGCCTCACGGCAAACCCCGGCGGCCCTGGGCACAGCTGGATCAAGTCGCGATACATAGACCCCGCACCACCGATGACCCCGCACGTCGACCCAATCACAGGTGACTTGCGGGTTTTCATACCTTCGCGGCTGGAAGACAACCAGATACTGGCTGCAAACGACCCGACCTACGTCAACCGTCTGCGAGGCTCTGGCCCTGCGTGGCTGGTGCAGGCGTGGCTGCTTGGAGACTGGAACGCATCACCTGAAGGCGGCATCGTCAAAGCTGCATGGTTCAAGCGCTACGGCACAGCCCCAGCAAACTACACCATGATCGTGCAGAGCTGGGATACCGCATACAAGGACAAGCAGATCAATGATCCGTCCGTGTGCACTACGTGGGCGGTGACGCCTAATGGGTACTTCCTGCTCGACACCTTCCGCGAACGCATGGACTACCCGGCAGTGAAGCGGGCTGTGAGATCGCTGGCAGAGAAGTGGAAACCGACAGCTGTGCTGATCGAGGATAAGGCCAGTGGCCAGTCGCTGATTCAGGAGCTGCGTGCAGAAACCAGATTACCTGTGATCGCCATCGAGCCTGAAGGCGACAAAGTCAGTCGCATGAACGCGGTGTCGAGCATCATCGAATCAGGCCTGGTGTTCCTGCCAGAAGTTTCCAGCTGGCTGCTCGACTACGAAATCGAGATGACCATTTTCCCGCTTGCTGCACACGATGACCAAGTAGACAGCACAAGCCAGTTCCTCAAGTGGGTGCATGCACACACTGTTCCGTTCGAGGCATGGGGTGCAGGACAGCAACGCGCAGGCCACAGCGCATACGATTCCAAAGGGTCGCACCTTGACCTTGACACAGGATACGGTACGGTGCGATCGGATACCGACCTCGACGGATACTGACATGGCAGAGATCCAGAAGCCAAACACACAAGAGCTTGCACCGGCAAGTCAAAGCGCGTCGGTTATCGCCTCGGCGTACCTGCAGCCAATGAGCAACCCTGACACCGTGATGTCATCCAGGGGCGGGACGTTCGACGTTTACAAGGAAGTCGCGCGTGACGATCAAGTCAAGTCGACATTCCAGCAGCGCCGCCTTGCAGTAGTTTCAAGCCCTTGGGAAGTCGAACCCGGCATCGAGAACAATCGCGCGGCGAAGAAAGCGGCTGATGCACTGCGCGAGCTGCTGAAGCGCATCAACTTCGACAAGATAACCGACATGCAACTCTGGGCCACGTTCTGGGGATTCGGTATCGGTGAAGTCATGTGGCAGCTGAATGGCAGCATGATCGACTTCGACATTCGAATACGCGACCGCTCTCGCTTCCGCTTTGATGTTGATAGCAACCTGTGGCTGCAGAAGCAGGACGGCCAATACCATCAGATGCCAGACCGCAAGTTCTGGGTGGTGCGTACCGGTGCAGACCACGACGACAACCCCTACGGTCTCGGCCTTGCACACTGGCTGTACTGGCCTGTCTACTTCAAGCGCAACGACATCAAGTTCTGGCTGGTGTTCCTCGAGAAGTTCGGCATGCCGACAGCCTTGGGCAAGATGCCCGCAGGCAAGGCAAACGATACCGCTGAACGAACCAAGATGCTGAACGCTCTGCGTTCCATTTCCACTGATTCTGCTGTCGTTGTACCAGAAGGCACCACAGTTGAGTTGCTGGAAGCCGCGCGCTCAGGCGCTGGCAGTTACGACACCATGAAAGAGGCCATGGACGCAGCGATCGCGAAGATCGTCCTGTCGCAGACCATGACTACGGACAATGGCAGCAGCCGCAGCCAGTCAGAAACGCATGCTGGTGTGCGCGACATGGTGGTGACGGCCGACGCTGACCTGATCTGCGAATCGTTCAACAACACCGTAGTGAAGTGGTGGTGCGAGTACAACTTCCCGGGTGTTGCCCATCCTCGTGTATGGCGCAAGACTGAAGCCGAGGAAGACCTTGGCAAGCGCGCAGAGCGTGACGCGAAGATCAAGGATCTAGGCTACGAGCCAACCGAGGACTACATCAAGGAAACCTACGGCGAAGGCTGGGTGAAGTCTCAGGCGGCTGAAAGGATGATCGCGGCACTGGGTGGACAACCACAACAGCCTGGACAGCCGGCACCTGGTCAAGATCCGAACGAAGACCCGCAGAACTTTGCCGAGACAGCAAGGCTGATGGCCATCAAAGCGGCAACTCGTGGCGATCACACATCACTGGTGGCAGCGGCCAACCTGCTTGCCAGCCAATACGAGCAAGTCCTTGGCGCTCGTGTGCAGCAGCTGCTCGACTATGCCGAAACGTCCGGCGACTACGACACGTTCCAGAAGCAGCTCGTGGCAATGCTCTCAGAGCAAGCACCCGCTCAAGCCGTGCAGAAGTTTGAACGGGCGAACTTCATTTCCCGCCTGATGGGTGCATTCAGAGCGCAGAGGTAACCGCGCAGTGAAAGGCATCCTCGACTTTTTCGACATCATGCCTTCGTCAGGCTTCGACGTGCCTGCACAGGAAGCCATCGACAGGTTTCAGGCGAAGGGGCTGAAGACCTCGTTTGCATGGCAAGACGTGATGCGCGACGAACACAAGTCAGCGTTCACGGTCGCGAAGATGATGGACATGGACATGCTCGCCGACGTCAAGGAATCGCTCGATGACGCACTGGCGAACGGTGTTGTGTTCCGCGACTGGGCAGACAACCTGATCCCCATGCTGCAGCAGAAAGGCTGGTGGGGCAGGCAGGCCATGCTTGACCCGCTCACGGGCGAGACCATCATTGCCCAGCTCGGCAGCCCCGGCAGGCTGAAGACCATCTTCCGCACGAACATGGCCGGCCGCATCAAGGCCGCGCGACCAGATCTGGCGCAGGAGGTCGATGAGGTCATGGCCGAGGCTGGCGCTCCTGCGCAAGCGAACCCGGTCGAGCGCACTGCCGGCGAAGCCGCCGTCTCCGCCGCCAAGAACACCGCCGCCGGCCTGTCCGATGCCATTGACGGGCTGGGCAAGCTGTTCGGCGGGCCGGGGACGCTGGGGATGGGGCCGGTGTTCAACGAGGACACATACGCCAAGGCAAAGCCGCTATTCCAGCAGGCCATCGCCCATTTCAAGGATGCCGGCACAGATATCAAGGAGGCCATGCGCGCAGTGGTGCGCCTTGTCATGGAGAAGTTCGGCCCTCAAGTAACTGAGAACATGAAGCCCTATATCGTCCGGTTCGCCGAGGATGTCAGGGACGGAAATATCGTCTATGATGAAAGCAAGGAGACAGAGAACCATGCAAGCGATCTACAAGCCGACGCAGTACCCGAAGGAAGTGCTGGCCAAGCTCCGGCTGATGCCGCAACTCGCCGTGGAAATCGCAAACCGCTGGGCGCTGGGATGGCCGGAGACGGTGGCGGAACTGGTGCAAGCGGGGATTTATTTGGAAGTCCTGACCAATCAGGAGCAGCAGGAGCGCGAAGCCCTGACGACGCAACCGGGGATGAATCACCTGGCGCGCCACGAGATCGTGCAGGAGATGGGGTTGAGCCTGGCGCCGCCGGCGGTGTAGCCGACCACGTAATCGACGCCGAGGACATCGGCAAGGGCGGTCTCTCCAAGAAGTACCGCGACAACCTGGCCGCAATCCGCATCCTCAAGGCGATGGCCGACGAGGGCCGCGTCGCAACCCCGGAAGAGCGCAACAAGCTGGCCAAGTATGTCGGCTGGGGCGCCATCAAAGGGGTGTTCGATCCCGCCAACAAGCAATGGTCCACGCAGCACGCCGAGCTGAAGGCGCTGCTGACCGAGGCGGAATTCGCCGCCGCCCGCAAGTCCACGCTCGATGCGCACTACACCAGCCCGGTCGCTGTCGGCGCGATGTACGACGCCCTGGCGCGGATGGGTGTCACCGGCGGGCGCATCCTGGAGCCTTCGGTCGGTATCGGTAACTTCTTCGGCATGATGCCGGCAGAACTGCGCCGCAACGCGCAACTGCATGGTGTCGAGCTGGACTCGCTGACCGCTCGCATGGTGGCCGCGCTCTACCCGAAAGCCAAGATCACGCAGGGCGGCTTCGAGGACTTCTCGATCCCGGCAGAATACTTCGATGTGGTGATCGGCAATCCGCCGTTCGGCAGCCAGCCGCTGGTCGATATGGCGCGCAGCCCGTATTCCGGATTCAGCATCCACAACTACTTCCTCGCCAAGGGCATCGACAAGCTGCGCCCCGGCGGCATCATGCAAGTGGTCGTTTCGCACAACTTCCTCGATGCGCAGGAC